ACTTTTCTATAAGGTCTCTTCCCTGTGAAGACCCAACTCCAACAACCTTACCAATCTTAGCAGCACCAGCACCATATAGAAATGCGTAGATAAATGTCTTTGCTTGGTCTCTACTGGTTAGCCCTGCCATCTTCATGTTGGCTGTATGTACGTCACCATTTACTACTTCATTAATGTACGCTTTATCTCGCATGTAGTGTGCAAGGCAGCGTAGCTCTAATCCAGAAGCATCTGTACCTATTAAGTTGTACTTTTCTGGATCAGATACAGTCCACAATGATCTAAACTCTTTGCCGTAGGGACTGTAAGAAGCAGGGACTTGAGCCATGTTAGGACTGTTGTGAGCCATACGGCCCGTCACAGTTTTGAGCGTCATTACCCTGCCTCTAACCTTCTCGTCGTCGTGACACTCTTTGATCCACGACTTTAACATTCCTGTACGCTTCTGTAGCAAGAAGAACCTACTAAACATCTGAGCTTCAGGCATTTTAATATGGCTTAATGTTTCTTCATTAACAATAACATTGCCTTTGTCTGTGTGATGTTTAGGTTCCCAACCTTTCTCCATCAGTCTTTCTGCAATCTGTTTACGTGAAGCTATGTTAAATGGAATGTACTTTACTTTTGTTTTTAGTTGTAACTCTTTTGGTGGAAACATCTCAGTAGCTTTAGCAATCAAGCTATCCTCTTCCTCTTGCAACTCAGACAGTAACAGCATGGCACCACGAAGGTTAAGTGTGAAGCCATTCTTTTCCTGCTGATCTACAATTGCACGTACACAGTTCTCTAGTCTTTTGCTTTTACTAGAAAACTTAGCACCTTCTTTATCAAGATACTGTGCAACCTTATGTGTAAGCCTAACGTCCTGCTTACAGTACTCTAGCATTTCAGGTGTGTAGTATTCAAACTCCTGAAACTCTGTCTTTGCAAACTCCAGCCGCTCACCCCAAGCCTTGAGGGAGTGACCACCTTCTCTGATTGGGTTATACAACTGTGATTCAATGAGGGTGTCACGGATTTGACGTAGCTGTATTGTAGAACCTGTTAGCCTGTTTAAAACAGGTGCATCAAAGCTAATGCCATTGTGCATTATAAATTGTTCTACATTCTTAGACCACGCTGCAAACTCGTGACACTCCTCACCTACCCATGACCACTCAGTACCGTTGTCATAGTCTCTAGCTACGATGCAGTGGATAACTGTAGCATCAATAGCATCTGTTTCAATGTCTACAATAGCTTTCATATTTAGAAAGGAATATCCTGATCGTCTTCATTTTTAACAAAAGGATTATCAATCTGTGTCATACGACCTGTTTGATTATCATAATGAAGATGTGTAGCTATCCCTGTGTCTCCTGTATATCTGTTCTTTAGAATACGTAGTGTAGTTGTATTAGCTTCTACTGGATCATCAGCCTGTTGATTGCGCTCCAAGGCTATTACGCTATCACTTAGATGAGCGATAGATGCTGACCCACGTAGATGCGATAGGCTCACCTCACGGCCATCCTCATGCCCCTTGTCACCTGATGGGCGACGTAGGTGACTGACCAGCAGCAAGCCAATGCCTGTCTCTTCAACAAGAGAGCGTAGCTTGGTCATAAGAATATCAATAGACTTACGCTCATCTCCATTGTCCTCTTGCCCAGAGACAAGGATAGATAGATGGTCGAGGAACACCCACTTGCAGTCCAAAGCCTTTGCCATGTACCGTACACGATCCAATATCTCGTCGTTAGAGATAGAACCAAAGTGATCGAAGGCAAAGAACCTACCCGTTCCTACCGTCTTTTCCTGCCAATCATTTAGTTGTTCCTGTGTAAACTGATCTCTGATCTCCTTAATATATAGTCGAGCGTTAGCCTCAACAGACATAATGTTAAAGGCAGTGCTTCGGATACTCTCTTCCAAAGCTAGTACACCAATGTTCGCTTTAGTGTTGCCCATAATGTAGTGCATTAGTTCTCTAATGATGCTGCTCTTACCCATGCCAGCACCGCTAGTGAACGTGACTAACTCACCTGTACGCATACCGTATGTCTTTTCATTAAGCTTGGACCAAGGGTAGGCCACAGTCTCAAAGTACGCTTCGTCGTACAGCGAAGAACCAAGATCACTAAGATTAATAATTCCTGCTGGTGTATAGGATTTAGCAGCCCACCATGTATCTACAAACTTCTGTCGTTGATTTGTTTTTAGATACTCATTGGCATCCTTCATATCAAGGGTGACAATCTTACACTTGTTAGGCTCGAACAGTTGGGCAACCTTAGTGGCTGCTTCTCTGCCTTCTTTGTCATTATCAAAACATAATACAACGCTGTCATACATATTAAGAAAGTCAAACTGTTCCTTACAGTTTTTAACTGCTGCCCCTGCACCATTCTTTAGTGAGACTACGGGCCACTTTGATCCGAGCAGTTCATACGCAGACATAGCATCTAGTTCACCCTCGCATACGGTAACGTACTTTGCTTTGCGAGTAAACAAATGCTGCCCAAACAATCCTGCACCTGACAGGTTGCCTTCAGACCAGAACTTCTTGTCGGCGGTAGACCTAATCTTTCGACCTATCACCTCGCCATCTGACCCACGGTAGTCATATAAATGATGTGTGATGTTTGCATTATCTTTAACGACCGACGCCCCAAAAAGTTTGGCAGTTTCGGCTGTAATCTTTCGATCACCAAGGTCAGATATAACTGCATTGTCATAGCTGTTCATTGGTTTCTTTTTATCTATTGCTACTACTGTATTTGTCTGCATACTTATTTCCTCATCGGCTGGTATAAATGCTTCGCATTTGTGACAGTATTGGTGGCCGTCTGAATACAATGAGTTGGCATCAGAAGACCCACACGCTTCACATGGAAGGTGCCTTACAAAAGTTCCTGTATCTGACATGGGTTACTCGCTATTGGAAAACGATTGAGTAAAGATTTTTACTATCTATTTTAAGAGCGTAACATAATGTGTTACGAAAGTCAAGAGCCTCTATTGCATTTCCTCTTGTATCAAAGGTGTCTACTATAGTTTTTGTTTTTGTATTCTGTACTGTCCATTTCTTATTCATTATAAAGACCTCTGGTGATTTTGCCACGCATCGCTGAGAAGTTGTTTACGATAGTCTGCTAATTCTTTTTCAATTTCCACAAGCATTTCTATTTGATCTAAGATGTTCCTTTTTTTAAAGTCTTCTTGCGGTGAAAAGATTAAACCTTTTGAGTATCTAATTACAAATAACTGCTCCATTTCTAAACCTCTTGTTAGTTAATTAAAGCGTTCCACGAAATCGGAAACTGTTTGTTTAGTAATCCATTTATTTGCTGCGCTATGATTCTAGTTTCCAGTTGGGTATCTTCTGCAAGGCGCAGCTTACATACCCTAGCAAAGGCTGCGATGCTACCGCTCCAGTACCATTCAGTATACATACCTTGTGGTAGCACAGCCCTAGCTTGTTCTTCACATACTCCTTGGAAAAGTAAAGATTTGTATGCTTCTGTAGCATGGTCTATAGCGTTTTTGTAGATGTTGCTCATAATTTTTGGTGACATTACTAACTCTTCTGATGATCCTTGTTTCTTATCTTCAGAAACTTTACGCCATTCTTCTGTGTACCACATCTCTGGATCATCAGACACATAGCGACGGCTCACCTCGTTCCATACCAACCCTACCTGATGCTTACCAAGTTGTCTGGCTACAAAGATAGGCGCTCTCATGTGAAACTGTGCGGAGCAGTGTCCGAACGGTGTCCAATGGTTGTGCTTGGCAAGATAGTTAATTAACTTGGCATCTTTGTCAGAGATTGGTTTACTTTTAGGTGAGCGTTTGTTGAACGATACCCTTGCTGCATTTACAACAGTAACATCACTGCCCATATGGTCTATAAGTTTAACGCTCATCAAAAGTTTCTTCCCATAGATTATCTATAAAGTTTTCTTTATCCTCCATAATCTCGTTGATCTCTTCCTTGGCAAGCTTCTTAGCTTCCTTGGCTGTGTATCCTTCTTCGCTATACTGTCTAGTAAGATCACGAAACAGATGGTTACGTTCTTTTTGCCATAGATTTTTTGCCATTACTCTGCCCACTTACTCCTGTTTATTGAATGTTCTGCAAGTAACTTTTTAATTGTCTCGTCCTTATCTTGTAAGGCTTTCTTGAGTACCTTTATATACTGCTCAAGCTTTAGTATTTTTTGTGCGTCATTCATGTCCTTTCCTAACAACATAGTTCGCGTCTATAAAATACATGCTCACCTACGATAGCTAACAGAACAAAGTTATCTGCCATAGCCCATTTAGGTGATACATATACTGCATGATAATGTGTAGCACCAAGTGTATCTCGGAGTAGTACACCATCAAGTGCCATATTAACTACCTTAACAACCTCTTCTAGTGCTTTGATATTCCTCATCCTTTCAGTCTTACCATCACACCAGTAAGAGAACTGACATTTATTTCTAACTGGGTTGCCTTCCCAATACACGCCCTGCTTTACAACCTCGCAGACACTATTAGGAAAAGTTTTATCATACATCCTTTCAAGAATTACATTAGCTACAGCCAGCTTACCAGCAAAGGTTTCAGACCTAGCCTCAAAGTAAACTGCCTCAACTAAACATGTGCGCTCCTCTTCTGCTTTAGCTGGTGTTACTAACATAAGCAGTAACAAACTACTTAGAATATATTTAATCATCAGTGTATCCTTAGAACGTGTAGATCGTGTAGCTGATCCCCAAAGAAAGGTTTTAGAACATCGTCCATAAACAACTCTGCTTCTGTTTGGGTATCAAATTTTTCGATGGTATCTCCATCGTCTGCAACCAATGGGGTTGTTTCTTCTAGGTCTAGGTTGGTAGGAATTTGTACTATAATATATGACATAGCAATCTCCTTTCAAGAGATTTTATTATACCATGCCACCTACATTGTCCCTAATAATATCTGTGTGATTTAATTCTGCCCAATAAATTTCAAGGGCTTTGGTTTCCTGACAGGCTTCAAAAGAGTGCTTCTCTCCAGCAGGAACCACACACATATCTCCCATAAACAAATGGGTTTCATCTACTAAACCATAGTCCTTATGCCGTTTAATAATTAACTCTCCTTCCAAGACATAGAAAGCATTGATCTTACTTTGATGTGCATGTGTGCTACAAAAGCCGCCCTTATCAATCCTAATCTGATGGATTTCAATAGCTGGTGTTTGCAGCAAGGGGCGTGTGCTTCCCCAAACTTTTCCTTCAATGTTCATTACAGTAGTTCTCCTTGTGAGTTATCTTGCTTACGCTGTGCTACACAGATCGTATCGTTGTGCGCTCCACCGTGTGAGACAAGCATTATTTCTTCTGTTATAAATCCTTCCTTACCTACTCCTGTACTATTCCACCCAAAGGATAACACAATACCATTGTCTTTCACAAGAGGTTTTATATTATCTTTTGCTTTAGTATAGAACGATGCCTGTGTATCCTGCTGTGTAACCTCAAGCCCTGCTATTTTGTAGCACTCACTGACTTGTCGGGGAGAATAGGGTGGATCGTACAACACGACATCAGCCTCAACACCTTGAGTTAAAAGACAATTTAGAAAAGCTTCTGCTTTCATATGATACTGTGCATCCGTCTCTGGGTTTAGGTCGTTGGTGATTGTTCCTATTCGTGAGTCACGCGCAAACGGATCAACAATTACGTCCGCACCGAGCGTCCATCTAGCAACAAACTCTTTGATAGGTTTAATGCTAAACGTATTATGGTTAGGCATAGCCCATGTCTTGCTAAACCGTACGCTAGTTTCCATTTCTAATGCTCCGCGTTTATAACTTCAACATTAAATGCTTCGTAAATAAACTCAACCAACTCATCGAAGTCATCAGGGTTGTAGTTAAAAGAAAATACAAAATCTCTAACAGCATCCCACGGGACCGTCACTCGCTCTGGCTCCGAGGGTCGAGAAAAGTCTACATGAATTACATTATCAGGCATCTTCAGTTAATCCACAGTAATCTATGATATACTGACGAGCTTCCAGCTTGGCGGCTGGCCCACTCTCACGAAGGATGGTATCAAGTATCTCACTCATTACCCATGCCCGACGACGCGAAGCTTTACCCTCTACCATTAGTTCATCTACACGATTTTTAATGTTCATAGTTTGATTCTCCTATATATGTTTCTTCAATCCACTTTTCGTAGCCAGAACTCATTTCTAAATATTCGTTTTCAATCCATCCATTTAGTTCCTTTACGTTAATAATGTCACCAACTTCTGTTAAGTAGTCTTCAATGATAGGCGAAATCCAAGAATCATATTCGTTCTCAATAAAAGACATAACTTCTTCTATGTTTTTAAATTTATTTACTGACATCTGATGACTCCACCTCTACAAACATATCTTCGTCGTGAAAAACCTTATGCTCAATTTGGTTACCTTCAATGTCAGTAACAGTTACTTTAGTAATAGTATAATTATCGTTGCGTTCAGTTTTACACACAATTTTACTAGCCTTATGGCTCGTAGTTTCAGCGTACATTTCGGTCTCCGTTGTGTTAGTTATTAACTAACTACTGCTTACGTAGTAAGCTAAGTAGTAGTTAGTAATAAAGTTGGCCTCCACAGTAGGACTCGAACCTACAACCTACAGCTTAGAAGGCTGTCGCTCTATCCAGTTGAGCTATGTGGAGTATACACTACTCGTTGTAATCTAGCAAGTCTGTTAGCTTTTTATTTAACAGATTGTGGATTACGTACATGGCGTCAGTGTTTGATGGAGCATGTAGAAAAGCCGCATCAACAGCAGCAGCAAGCGCACCATACACTACAACCAAAGGATTTTTATTCTCTGTCTCCATATTATATTCTATTTCAGCACCAAATAATTGATAAAAAGAATCTATATCTTTACTTCTTCTTTCCCATGTATCATTTTCCATTTACTGTCTCCCATGTTGTACCCCAAGGTATGCCACGCTTTTCAGTGCGGCGTAAAACATTTTTCCATTTAGATAAATGAATACGTGTATAGGTTTGTGGTACAGGGTACGTTACAGACTTTGCTCTGACCCACTTCCAACCTACCTTGGCTGTTACCAGCCGTGCGCCTGATCCTATGCGAGGCATTTCATCCTCAAGATAGACCCATCCTTTAAAGTCAGCCACGATTTTTCCTTTTACGGTATAAAATTAAGTTGATAATAGTGTTGAGCCACACGCCCAACAATACAGCACCCTCTACAATTAGGGTTAGGATATCTATCATCGGCCTTGCCCACGATATTTTTTGTAGCTGGCACGTTTATTCTTGTTCATAGTTTTAGTTGATAGCATCGCATGATTACCACCAATACTTGTCTTTTTCTTGGTCGGTTCTATAACTATATTTGTTTTATTCTTAGCCATTAAGATACTCCTTTGGTGTGAGCGGCGGGACTTGAACCCGCAAGCCATAGCTGGCGACAGATTTTAAGTCTGTTGTGTTTACCAATTTCACCACGCTCACTTGTTTATATTAGTTTCCTTGTGCTACATTGTGAGACACACGAACAAGGCGGGA